AAGAAAACTATCTTCCTGAAGATAACAGAAAGTGGTATGATAATATTGAAGTAAAATGGTTTCATCCGTTTAATTTCTTGTTTTATCAACGTCCTAAATTAGATTCTGAATGGCATCCAAGTGATGATCTTTACCAGTACGGTTTTAGTCTCGACTTGACCACAGAATTTTATTACTATACATATGACTGGGGTTATGGTTTTAACTTTCGCTTATTAGGGTTTGGGTTTGAAATAGTGAAAGTAGGGAAATAATGACTAAATCGCAAAAACAAAAATTAATACTAGTTTATAGCATTGCTGCTATTTTTCTAGCTTGCTGTTTTTATCAAGAGCAACTGGTATCTTTATTGAGTGCTGGATTTATTTTAGGCTTTATGGCTAACGAAACTTTTTTTACAGAAAGCAAATATGATTAGAAATAGTGATTATGGACTTCTTGGTGGAATAGTTCTACTGGTGGTGGTATTGTTGTTTCTGTCTCCTTTTATTAGTATTTGGGCTATTAATACTCTGTTCCATACTAATATTCAAACTAATCTGTGGACATATTTAGCAGCATTATGGCTAACAGGTCTAGTTGCTGGTAGTAAAGTGGGATCAAAATGAATAACTTTGTAGATGCTTTAGCTTTTTGGAATATAGTATTAGGACTATTTGCCGTAGTTCCTTGTTTAATGGGAACAATGGTTATGGATAGTCCACAGGCTCAACATGATCCTTGGGCTATTTTAGTTTGCTATATTTTTTTGAGTTTTCCAATAGTTTGTTGGGTTTGTGCGTTTTTAACTTATTGGTTTAGATCATTGGTATTTGGTTTATTTCCCATTAGTGAAGCAATTTTAGTCGTATTAACACTGTGGATGCTATCAAAATGAGTTTTATAAAAGGTTTGTCTAGTCTGTTTGATTGGATGTTTCCATCAAAGACTTATCAAGAATTAACTACAGAACTTGATGAGAAGATGCAGGACTTATATGATGAGAATGGCTGGGGACAATACCAAAACCCCCTAAAATATACTCCTTTCCCCGTAAACCACTGTTCATATATTTCTGCTACTGATATCAACAGAATAACAACAGCAGAACAATATAATCAAACAATCTATGCTGATAAAGAAACTTTGAATCAATTGATATCAGACACAAACAAAAAACCGCATAACAACATCAAACTAACAAAAGATCAAGGTTTTGCTATTTTTTGGCTCTATAATAGAGTTGCCGAAAAAATGCCACCCAATCCGATTAAGGGGGGCGGTGACGAAATTGTGGTGGATGGAGTCAATATTACTAGAACTATCAAAGAATTACTTACGGACAGATTATTTATATGAGCGACTCTAATAAACTAACTTATGACGAGTTAGTTCAAATAAATGATGAGCTAAGATATATCATCTCTAATCTAAAAAAAGAAAAAGAAGAGTTAAGATTAACAGTTAGTGAGCTTAGGCTTTATAAAGATGATATGGAAAAATTCTCTCAAAGGTCTACGGTTTACGATCCTAATAAAATGTTGGGAGATCAAAAAACCCTGATCGAACAAAAGGTAAAGTATGCGGTCTTACAGAAAGACAAAGAAATTGATGCTTTAAAAGCAGATATTAAAAATCTAGAAGATACTATTATTCCATTACAAAATCAAGTCAAAGATAAAAATATCCAACTCGATACAGCATACAATATTGACAGATCTAATAAAGAAAGAATTAAAGAATTAGAGAATGTCATAACTAACCAAAACGCTACCATACATATGGCTGCGGGCTATATTAGTTCAACTCCTCAATTTAAGAATCAACATCCTATGAATGTATTAAAGTGGTTAAGAGGTATTCACATAACATGACCAAATATAGTATATGCAAATTTACTAATGGTAATGGTGGCGAGTATTATCAGATAAAGATGAAGTGGTGGTTCTTTTGGAGCTACCTATCTTCATATTCATATGTTGGTGTTCCTATTGATTTTCCTCCATTGCGAAGTATATTAAGATTTGAATCGTTTGATAAAGCAAAAAGTTATATCGACACGATTAAATATGTAGAAAACAACAAGACTGTTAAGAAAGTAGAGTGTTTCGATTATGTTCCATAATCTTGAACCAGATCCAATATTTAAGCTAATGTTTTCTGTAGTAGCAACTTTAGCTACACTAGGTATGGTGATGCTATTACTTCTTATGGGACTAGGAATCTGGAAATTTGTGGAGTTAATATCATGAACACTAAAATCGAACCCTATCAACAATTCCTAATAGTATCTGCTATAATTTTATTCATTTTAACATTTTTTATACCAGAAAAGTATAACTTATATGACTATCTAAAATCTATACGATTACAATCTTATAATGAAAAATATAAAGAAATCTTTATCAAATGCTTGTATTGTAAAGGTACTGGAGAAAGAAAAGAAGATGTTAATGAACTAATGTATCAAGCCAAGATGACACTATGGTTCAATAAACATATAAGTATTGACAGATGCAAAGTTTGTGATAACATCGAAGACAAGGATAAATATCCTTTTGGTGGTAAATTTCTTTGTCCATTAGCCCAAACTACTTTTATGACCATGATGAAAGAATATGCTGAGATTGGGCCAAAAGTAGAAAAAACAGGTTGCAGCAAATGTATGGGGATGGGAACATTCTCAAGTTTTGATATGAAAACTCAAAAGTATTTAACTCAAGAAGAATATGAGTCTAGAGAGAAAATAAAAACTAACTAATTAGGGGTATATTTATAGTAGCATTTAATGGAGGCTACTATGATAATACGAAGTTCAATAGATAGTGAATGTCAAGGCCGTATGTATTATACATATAAAAGTATGGGAAAAGAATATAAAGAATATTTACCCAAATATCGTACTAGACTGAGTGAATATAATACCGAGCAACTAATTGAAGACTTAAAAAAAGATCCAAATGTAAAAGATATTTATATCTATAAAGTAAATTATAGTGATGGCAGAATTTCTTTATTGGCAAATCCGAATTATCCGATAGGAAAATTATCCTGCGAAGATGACGATTAAGGTCTTGACTGTTGCCAGCCGATATGATATGATGAGTGTATGCGAACAGATTACACATGGGTATTAGAGATATTATTGGTGTTTGTAACATATTACTTTTTTAAACTAATGTTATCAATATGAGAATAGATTTAGCTCAGGGCGTTAAAATTGGAGACACAATTTATAATTGCTTTATGGATAAGTTAGTAGTCTCATCTATTTCCAAAAAAGTTGGAGATGATGGAAAATTTCATAGTATAGTCTTTGGAACTGTAGACACTAGGCTTCATAATGCAAATTATGATCCTGTCGATGTTTATTTTGAAGACCTATATGGTGAGAGCGATGATGAAAAATCTTGGGTAGAATGGGCAAAAAACAATAGAGATTTTTTCGCAGAGTTTGATCATATAGAAACTATGAAAGAAATATACAAAACTGGATTCTGTCGTGGTTTTGATTATAAGAAGCAACTAACTTATGAGGAGATGATGCAGAAATGACTGGTCAACACAATAAATTGATTCTTAAACTTAGTAAAGCATTAAGTATGTTAAGCCAAAAAGTATATACGGATGTTTTGGTCGAAAAAGATCCCGGTCAAGATTATTCTTTGTTTAACTTGTTGTCTGAGTGTAGAAATGAACTATCTAAAATGGATGATAGAGAGCTAATGAAAATTGCTAATATGGTAGAAAAGGAAAGTAAATGAGTTGGGATGGAACTTTTAAATACGAGCCTGTTAATCCATCTAGAGTTAATGAAATACTTGAGGAGTATAAAGGTCAACAAGTTCTTGATTATATTATAGAACTTTATCGTCTTATTGAATACCAAAGAGAGATTATTGGACAACAAGAAAAACAACTTATAGGATTCAAGCATCAAGAAGCATGGAAACATTACGATAAACCGATAGAGTCTTACGATTCTAAGACTAGAAAATATATTTGAGGTAATAAATTATGCTTTGGTCAGAAGTTAAAAGATGGGCTAAGGATAAAGGTTTTGAAGTAGTTAAAGAAAAAGACGATTCAATAAACGGAGCATCGTACTACTGGGCTAAAAGCTCAGATCATACTATTAGTGGTATTGCTCCAAGCGTTAGTAAATTAGCCACAGCTATTTTTAATACAATGACAGACAATAAGTGGACTGAATACCAAAAAGAATATCAAGAAAATAAAACAATAGATTTCCCAGAAATATCTAACTATTAATCATGAATCATTTCTATCAAAACATAGATGGCTGGTTTGATTTTGAAGATTTATATTCGCATATTGTTAATTCAGCACCAAACACTTTTAAATTTGCAGAAGTAGGTGTTTGGAAAGGTAAAAGTTTAGCTTACTTTATTGTGGAAGCTATCAATAGTAATAAAAATTTTGAAGCATATGCTATCGACACATGGGCTGGATCATTAGAACATATGCCGAATATGCCAGCATACGACCCCCTTTTACAAACAACAGATGGACTATATCTACATTTTCTAAATAATTTATCTCCGGTTCAAGAAAAGATAAAAATCATCAGGAAAAAGTCTGTCGATGCTGCAAAAGATTTTCCAGATGAATATTTTGATACTGTGTTTATAGACGCTAGCCATGAATATATTGATGTCATTAATGACATAACTACATGGTGGCCAAAGATTAAGTCTGGACATAAAAAAATGTACGGACATGATTATCATGATGATTGGGCCGGAGTTAAAAAAGCTGTTCAAGAATTTGCTTCAAATAGTTCATTAAATTTTAAACCAATATCCAAAACTTGTTGGACTATTTTTGAATAAAATAGAAGGAATCATATGTCTAATGTCAAAATAATTGCTGTTACGCCAGATGCTGAAAAACTAATGGCATATTGTGCCAGAGTAAGCAATCCGAGCAATCAAAATAATGATAATTATGCAAAACTATTAAAGTATTGTATTGATCATCAGCATTGGAGTATTTTTGAACAAGGATTTATGACGCTAGAAATTAATACCACTAGAGGACTAGCAGCACAAATTTTAAGACATAGAAGTTTTACATTTCAAGAATTTAGTCAAAGATATGCGGATACTACGCTATTAGCAGAAGAAATTCCTCTATTTGAGATTAGAAGACAAGATAATAAGAATAGACAAAATAGTATAGATGATATTCCAAATGAACTGAGAGTCAAATGGAATGTAAAAATTCGTGAACATTTCGCCAAAGCAAAGGCTATTTATGATGCTATGATAGCCGATGGCGTTGCTAAAGAGTGTGCAAGATTTGTATTACCATTAGCAACTCCTACCCGCATTTATATGAGCGGAACAGTTCGTAGTTGGATACATTATATACAATTAAGATCTGGACACGGCACTCAAAAAGAACATATGATTATAGCTAATCAATGCAAAGATATTTTTGCTCAACAATTTCCTATGACAGCAGAGGCTTTGGGGTGGAACGATGAAAGAATATAGTGTATCTGCACAGGTTTACAACATAATCGATGACCATAAACAAACACTATTAGTTAATGAAACAATATCTGCTTCCTCCAAAGAAGAAGCTGCATATAAATATCAGCATCAGCATCCAAACCCTAATAGAAAAGTAGTCAAAATTTATTCAGTAGAACAGATATAAACATGGAAACCAAACAAAATTTTACAATTAAAGTAATAAGAGATCTTTTATCACACGGGTTTTCTGTACATCTTCATCAAAAAGAACATATTGATGGATATGGTGGTTGGTTTGGTACGGATACAGGGTCAGAAGAATTTGTTGTAGCCATGAAACACGATATGGGTTTTGAAATATTAATTCATGAATATTGTCATTTTCTCCAATGGAAAACTGATCGCAAACTATGGGAAAAAAGCACAGAAACATACGACATTTTATTCGACTGGATATCAAACAAAGAATCTATTGTACCTGAAGAGGCATTGAATAAAAGTTTGCACGACATACTAGAGATAGAACATGATTGCGAAAAAAAAGTATTAAAACTTATAAGAAACTGTCCTATTGAAGATTTTGACACCGACAAATATATTCGTGCTATTAATGCATATTTATGGAGCTATCATATTAATAGAGAATTAAGACTCAAACCTCTACGCCCAATATATTCTCAAAGAGTATTAGAACATATGCCTAATATTTTTAATAACGATCTGTCTTTTTATCTAGATCGTAATAATTTAACTGATTCTGTCCGAAAGGCATTGTTGGTTGAATACGAATAATTCTCAAGTGTCGGTTGACATACTGACGATAGTAGGATATAATCGGATCAACGGAGGCTTTATGAACAAATTGGGTTTGTGCTGTATTTCTCTTATTCTTAAAGATCAAGGCTTTAGTCACCAAACAATGACTTACAAGCGTTTTAGTTCTTTGCCGCGAGAAGAAGCACTTAGGATTCTTGGCTCACGCATACTCAACAATCTTGCTGTAACTAATAAAACAATTCAGTTTTGTGCAGAAAATGATTATGTTTATAGGGTCAGTAGTGACATTTTCCCTCTGATCACTTATGATAAGGCGAATGTTAACCTTGAGGACTTGCCTAATCATGACGAAATACAAGACGAGTTTGATGATATTGCGGAAACTATTTCCTCTACTGGGGTTCGTGTTTCTGCTCATCCAAGTGAATTTAACAGTTTGGCTAGTCTCTCCGAAAAAGTTGTCGAAAAAACCATTACAGAACTCAACTTCTACAGCAGTTTCTTTGACAGAATTGGACTTCCGGCAGATACTAGATCTCCAATGAATCTTCATGTTCATAATAACAATGGAACAAGAGAAGAAATCGCCAACAGATTTTTTCAAAACTTTAAACGATTAGACGAAAACTGTCAGGCTCGACTCACTATAGAAAATGATGACAAGCTTAATTGTTGGAGTGTGCGTGAACTTGTAGATATTTTTCATCCAATTACTCGTATACCGATTTGTTTTGACTATCTCCACCATAAGTGCCATCCAAACAACACAACAGAAATTGAAGCAATTAATATGTGCTGGGATACTTGGCAAACCAGACCTCTTTTTCATTATAGCGAAAGTCGTCCGGGTAATAATCCACGCGCCCATGCTGATTATGCAGAACAAAAGTTTGATAATTATGGTTTGGAGTTTGATATTGATATGGAACTCAAAGCTAAAGACTTAGCAATTGCTGAATATAGCAAGATTTTAAACACAACTATTATTTAAAGGAATTAAGTATGCCTCAAATTGGTACTATTGCGATTAGTGATAATGTAAATACCCAAGCTATTATTGGCTTGCTCAAGCAAGATCCAAAGATTATTATTGGTAAGGAGCAAGTATCTGAAGATGGAACTAGATATATCCCAATAGAAAAAAATTAATATGAGTGCATGGCTAATAGCATTAACCGGAGTGGTCTACTTGTATGTTGCTTTAGAACAAGGATACAAGGGTAATATTGGTATGCTAATAGCTTATCTTGGATATGCTTTTGCTAATGTTGGCTTGTATATGTTAGCATCAAAATAAGGAGTAGAATATGAAAGAACCGGAGAGAACACCATTAGACCCAACTACACCCAGGGCTAAAAAAGTTACACCTATTCCTATGCGTAGTCAATTATATCCAGAAGCTATGACAGACGATATTTACTATCCAGATTCTGATTCTGTGTATACCCCGATCAAAAATAACTTGGATAAAATTAACAAAGTTTTGGATGAGATTTCTAATGAAGATTCTGAAAACAGCAATTAAACTTTCATATGAAAGATTCGTTCCAAATATCTATCAAAGACGCTATCACTTCGCTATAGCATTTGATGGCAATAAACCTGTTTGTCTCAGCCAAAACAACCCGATTAAGGTTAATGCCAAGGCATTTAGAATGGGTCAGAAATTTAATATTCCTACATACAAGGAGTTTCCGTACAGTCATGCTGAATCTCATCTTATTTCTCAATTACTTGATAGGTATAATTCCATTGATTCTAATTGGAGCATTGTTGTTGTACGAATTGGAAGAGATGGAAGAATGAGGCTCAGTAAGCCTTGTGTTAATTGTGCTAAAATTTTAAATGCAGTTGGATTGAATGATATTTACTGGAGTTTGGGCGACAATAATTTTGAAGATAGTGATGGTGATCAGATAACAATAGATAGTGATTACTTTTTTAGATATGCTAAAGGTAAATTTTATGCTAAGAACAAGAACTCATTATTGGTCATCTAGTAAATTTGCTGACTGGATTAGGGGAGAACAGAAACCCTTTGCTTTAGAATGGGACGCATGGGATGACTATTATAGTGATCTAAAGAAAAGAAAGCCTGTCAGATATTGGTTTACAGAAAAATTTCTCAAGAAACTACAGAACACACTATGTTTTCCGTATGATGTTTATAGAGAAGTTAAGTTTTACATTCGTAATAGGTGGATAGACAAAACCCATTTTCTTAAAACCGGATTAAGGCCGGGACATTACTATGAATTTGATCATAGGATGATGCACGGTCTATTTAATGAATTGGTTGATTTTGTAGAAATTGAACTCGCTCATAATATGTCTTGGAAAGATAGCAAAAAATACAAATTCAAAAATGGTCGCTGTATTGATGCCGCTTACGATTACTTTAAGTGGGCCAATAATCTGAAACAGAAAAATAAGGATGGTAAACGTGTTTTGAGCGAACAAGCAAAGTCTAGCCGTAAAGTACAAAAGCTTTATGAATGGTGGAAAAATAAAAGACCAAATAGACCTAGCCCAATGGAAAAAAGTGGTTGGGCTGAAATATATGATACGATGGAATCAAGCAATTTTAAGATGAAGGCTCCAAAAGGATGTCATAAGCATTATTTAAAGCTTCTACAAATAGAAGAAGCCTATGATAAAGAGGACGAGGATATGATGATAGAGCTTATTAAAATTCGCCGCCACCTGTGGACTTAATGTTTAAAGAACTGTTGACAGAACGCCGATAGTGTGATATAAATGGGACTCTTGGCATCATTACCCATCGGAGCGTTATATGGTCTGCAACTATTGCAAAGGTTCGATTCCAGAGGGACGGGTTGAATTTCTTACTGAATATAATCGTCCTATGGTTTGTATTGAATGTTCTTCGGAAGAACGTAGAGTGGGCTATATGGACTGGAATCATAAAACAGCCCCAAGTTTAGTTATGGTTGCCGCTAATGCTAAAGAAACTATTCGTATACTTGATAGAGCAAATAGGAGAGCAAGATGAAACAAATGACATGGCTTGATTTGTATAGCTATCTTTATAATCAAGCAAATAACATTGAGAATATTGGTAAGTTCGACTGGAATACTCCGGTTCTTATTCATGATGCTGAAACTGGTAATGAATATGATTGTGATACATATATATTTGACGATAAAATGACTCTTACTATAAATATGGACTCAATTTTTGCAGAGAAAGGGCAGGGACACTCTTGATGCACACTATTGAAATAGAAAGCCTATTGTTTAAGCAGGTTGAGAAGCCTAAGCATTTTTTGATGACACGTATTATTAATGTCTATGAAAATAGATATCGTATTAATGTCTATATTCAAGTAGAGGAAGAGGGTTTGATTAAAAAGCGTATTAGTGCTAGTTATTTTTGTCACTATTTTCCTGGTAAGCTAGAAATTATACCAGATACAGATAAGAAGCCAGATGACTTAAAAAGGAAGTTTTAGATGCAAGAAATACTAGAGCTGTCACTATATTCTAAGTATCCAGAAATGTTTTCTCTAAAAGATAATAAGACAGAACCAATAGGAGCTTATGGAATAGAATGTGGAGATGGATGGTATCAGATTCTACAGTCTTTTTGTTTTATTGTTGCTCAACACGAATTAAACATACAACAAAATAATCACTATTTAACCGAAAATAACAAAGAAACTGTTTCATATGAAAAATTTAGGTTCACTCAAATAAAAGAGAAATTTGGAGGATTAAGAATTTATTACTATGGAGGAGATGACTATATCCGGGGCTTGATTCGTATGGCAGAATGTTGGAGTTTTAACACTTGCGAAAAATGTGGAGAAAGAGGAGAGCCTGACAAGAGCGGTTGGATAACCACCATCTGCAAAAGTTGTAAGGGAAAAATATAATGTGGAGTTATTATCTTGTACAAGAATTAATAATGAATCAGACATGGATTGATGAAAATGGTAATAATTGGTCTGCTGGAAGAATAGAATGTTATGATGATAAAAATTCTTATGGCTATTCTAATAGAGAATATTCTTTGATCATAGACAGTAAAGATTGGAATAAGTTTGATGCTTATTTAAGATCAATTAATACAAATGATTTAAAAACCCTAGAAGAATTAATAGTCATGAGCGCTCTGCCTATCGTTCAATTTCAGAATCGCTAAAGAAAACCTCTTGACAGAGACGATATGTATGGTATGCTTAGAGCATAACGATAACCAATCACAGGAGAATTGATTTATGGCTAAGGGTCAAAAAACTTGCGAAAAGTGCGGCACTACAACTGGTCCGCGTGCTTATATGTGCAAGAAGTGTAACACTCCATTTGTTTTTAAGGCTAAGAGCAAGGAAGCGAAGAATACCAAGATTATCCGGGATTTTAATTGGAAAGAACTGGTAAAGGGTGATCGCATTAGAGTGGCTGGAGGCCCATATTTTGTCAGTCATGGAGAGTTCATTCCAATGGGCTATAGAGGTCGTTTTGTTGTTCATGCGATTGACGCAAATGGTATTCAAGCATGGGGTTTGGACAAGCATAGTGGATTCGCACATATTTATATGGGTGGAGATATTCAGAACAAAGAAACTGGTGTTTGGAAAACTAAGCATAAGTTGATGAAGCTTAAACAAAAAACAGAGGTTGTGTCGTGAGTCTTACAAACGAGCAGAAACATCAGATAAATAAGTTAATTGATCATAGAGATCAGATAGTTGATGCTCTTTTTCATATAGAGCGTATACTAAAAACCTATTTTCCTGAAGAATTTGAAAGAGCAATACAATTCTATTTGCCTCAAATTACAACGGCTCTTTATGAAGATCAAAAGTGGCTAAGTAGAGGAGAATATAGTATGCAAAATACTATTGATAATTTACTGGCTCGGTGTAGAGATAAAGAGGATTCCCAAAAGGGGGTCAAAAAATATTTTTGATGTAAAGAGATAATAATGGAAAAATACTCAATCATAGATTTGCAAGGATATGCCGTCGCAATGAGAGAAGGTGCTGCAAAATCTTTTGCAGAAAACTACAGTGAAAATTTGGATAATTTTATTAGTATCAACCAAGTTATTTCTTTAATCAAAAAACATAGTCTGGGATTAGATGAGGATGATCATCTGATTATTACAGAAACGATTTTTGACAACATCTTTAACGAAATTAGAGAGTGGTTATATGGTGTTGGTTTGGCTAGGTTAGCGTCTAGAGGTTATCTTGAATGTGCCTGGGACGAAAAGACCAATGAGATGGTTTTTTGGTTATCTGATAAAGCACAAACCAGTATTCCTAACAAGCCTTCTTAATAATGTCAAATGAAAAAAGAGAAAAAATCATAGATCTAAAAATCAAAATAGATGACTTAAAAGAATACTTATATTCAGACACTTGTAGAAGTTGCGGAGAAATTGCTCTACAACTAGATCAATATATTCAAGAATTATCAACACTTTTAAATATCGATGACACTAATAGTTAATTTGTTTGGTGGTCCCGGTGTTGGCAAAAGCACATTAGCCGCTGGAACTTTTTTCTGTTTAAAACAACAGAAAATCAGTTGTGAATTAGTTACAGAATATGCGAAAACTCTTACATGGGAAAATAGGCACTCGACCCTTGAGTGTCAACCATATGTTTTTGGCAAACAACTTTATAGTTTAGAAGTTTTGATAGACAAAGTAGATGTTATTATTACAGACTCTCCTATATGTTTGAGTCTTTTCTATAAAGCAGATAGATATCCTCCGTCTTTTTCTCAGTCTGTTATTGATATATTTAATAGTTTTCAAAATACCAATTACTATATTGAAAGATGTAACGATGACTATGATTCATCTGGACGATTATCCAGTATAAATATGGCTAGAAAGATAGATGAAAAAATCTTAACTTTTCTTGAAGAGTTTTATATTTCATACGAAAATATTGCTAGAAAATTTGAGAGTGCAGAATACATAGCCAATCAAGTGATGTCTAGACTATGAACGTAATAGATAGCTTAAAAAATTATTCGATTCCAGATATTAAAGAATATTGTTGCAGTAGGACAATCTGTTCTAGTGTTGCTATGGTTAATATTGGTGGAGATTTTAATTTTAGTACAATGGTTAGAAATGCTAACTTTTTTGGATTTAGGAACGTATATCATATAGCCCCAAAGAAAAAATGGGATAAAAGGGGCAGTGTCGGAACATATCACTACACTCCTATTCATCACTATAATAATTTTGATAGTTTCTTTGAAGAGATGCACAAACAAAACTGTCGCACCGTTGCGATAGAAAATAATATTCCTGAGTTTGAAGATAAAACCATTAGTCTATATTCTTATAATCAGTATGTGGAAAATACTGTTTTTATATTTGGAGAAGAGAATTCTGGATTAGATAGTCAAATTCTTCAACAAGTAGACAGTATTATTACGATTCCGGGTTATGGAAGTGTAAGATCATTAAATGTTGGTACTGCAAGTGGTATAGTTATGGGGTGGCAGAGATACCTTATGGAAAACTCTTGACATATCAAAAACATCTCTTACAATACATGAGTCATGCAACCCACAAGGAACTGTAATGAAAATATCTCCTTATATTGTTCTGTTAACCGGCTTATTGATATGTTCAATGGGTTTCAATATTTTATACAGCATAGACAATAAGAGATTACTTTATAGAGTCCAAAAACTTGAGGCTGGTCCGGCCAGAGGTTTATTTCTTGAACCAGAGATACCAAAACCTAATATGTCTGATGAAGAAATGAATGAACTACTAAAAGAAATTATGAAAAAAATTCTCAGAGAAAGAACAGTTTAATATGACTTCCATTAGTCAAAAAAGACTGGATAAACTTAAAAAAAGAGGTAAATTAAGAGATAGGGCTGAGTTATGGATAGATAAACATAACCATAAAATGGAATTTATAAGAACAATATCTTCTTTGATTGGTCTGTGTATGTCTACAGTAATTATGTTAAAAGTATTTGGCTGGCTATAAAAATATGGGGGCGTAAAGGTTTCGACTACAATAGCAGATTTATATTGGCAAGTAGTAGTTGATCTGGTGGCTACTATAAAACCAGATTAAACGCTTTAACTGGCGCAAATCAGTTAGCACTTGCTGCTTAATAAAAAGCAGTAACGATTTTAGGAAGCAATGAAGGTAGCGTCCAAAAAATCGTCGTAAAAGCCTTCGGCTGCTAGAATTGCCAACGGGTTCTAGCCTGAGATTAGTTGGTACGGAAAGATGAATGTTGTTTGTTCTTTAATCTTTCATAAAACTTATGAACAACCTAAACTTGTAGAAGATATAATGAACTACTGATAGGACAGGGGTTCGACTCCCCTCGCCTCCACTTAAAGCATATTATATGAACAGAAGACATTTTTTATCACATTTAGCAGCATCTTCTTGTCTGGCATCTTCTTCAACATATTTTGCTAATTCTATATTAGCTAATACTGCTGATACGACAAAAAAAACCAAGTCTGTCATTCTGCTATGGATGGGCGGCGGTCCTAGCACCATTGACATATGGGATTTAAAGCCTGGGAGTCCAACTGGGGGGCCATTTAAACCCATCTCAACGTCTGCTGACGGCATTGAAATTTGTGAGCATTTACCTCTTATGTCAAAACAAATGCATCACATGAATATTGTACGAAGTATGAGTACAAGAGAAGCAGATCATATGAGAGGACGCTATTATTTACATACTGGCTATGTTCCTAATCCAAATATAGAACATCCAAGCTATGGTTCTGTTGTATCTCATGAATTAATATCTAGTATTCCAGAGCTTGACATTCCTCCATTCGTTAGTATCGGGAGTCCAAGTGTAGGTCCAGGTTTTTTAGGAGCTACTTATGCTCCATTTGTGGTTAATTCTAATGGGACAGTTCGTGATTTAGATATGGGTATAGAGCCTAACAGAGTTAATCAAAGATTACAAATGCTCAAAACAATAGAAGACAAATTTATAAAAGAAAATCGTGGAGAGTATGCCAATGACCATGCCAAGCTTTTAACCAAAACAGTAAAGTTGATGAGTAGTTCTCAGATGGATGTTTTTAAAGTGTCCAAAGAACCCAAGCAAATTCAGGAACGATATGGAAATACAGGGTTTGGCAGAGGTTGTTTGATGGCTAGGCGTCTAGTAGAAATAGGGGCGCCATTTATAGAAGTAGATCTTGGTGGGTGGGATAACCATCAAGATGTATTCCCAACATTGCAAAATCAAAAACTTCCCGAAATGGACAAGGCTATGAGTGCTTTAATAGAAGATTTAAATAACAGAGGGTTGTTGGATAGCACAGCAATAGTATGGATGGGAGAATTTGGACGCACACCAAATATTAATGGAAATGCCGGTAGAGATCATTGGGCAAGAAGTTGGAGTGTTGTTGTTGGAGGGGCTGGTTTTAAAAAGGGAGTAATTGTTGGTGAGACGAGTAAAGATGGTAAAGAAGTAATTTCTGAACCGTATACCTCTCAAGACTTAATGGCTAGTGTACTAAAATCTATAGATATTTCATTAGAAACTATATTCACTGCCAAAAATGGTAGACCCATGAAAATTGCCAATAATGGTAAAGTGATTCATGAATTATTCTCATGACTAGAAAAATTTGTTCGTACTGCGGTAAAAGAAAAAATAAAGCTAGTTTTCCCAAACATAGTATGTACAAAGACAATCTAGATAGCAGATGTAGAAAATGTGTAAAAAAACAATCGAAGGTGAGAAACAAATTACACAAAAAGGCACCACCAAAACCAGAAGTCTGTGAGTGTTGCGGAAAAATACCATACAAATGGTGCTTAGACCATGATCATGAAGATAATAGCTTTAGAGGATGGCTATGTGAACCATGTAATACTGGGATAGGCAAGCTCGGAGACAACTTTCAATCTGTAGTTAACGCTATGAATTACTTTTTATCGAGACCCAAAAGATATGAATAGTATAAAAAAACATCTACAAGAAAATAATATGACTTATTATCAGCATTTTAAATTTGCTACTTTTCATGGTGTAGTTTGTATACTAGCCGGTCTCTGTTTAATTATACATGCTATTTTACCGTGTATATTTCAAACAGCAGGAAGTGATTTGGTGCAGTCATTGGCTATTGTGTTCAAGAAACGCAAACGAATAGACGATACTTGACAAAGAGATCGTCGTGTGCTATACTAAGACAAACACAGGAGAAAATTTGGATGACTCATCATTTTGATTATGTTTGGGGGATGGTTCGGGATCTTCGTGCTACTAGTAGCACTATTGATAAACAGGGCATTATAGAGGATTATTGCAACCATAACAGTGAAGCGGCAAATTTCACGAAGAAAATTTTGCTTTATACATATCATCCATTGTGGCAATATAATGTTACCAGCGATAATCTAAAGAAAAAGTCCTCTCTTAAAGGTAAGACTCATGACACTATTTTTAAGCTTTTGGATGCTCTTAACTCTCGTTCTATTACCGGCCATGATGCTATTGGTGCTGTTAATAGTTTCATTGATCAGCATGAAGAATACGAGGAGCTGATTCATTGTATTATTGATAAGGATCTAAAAACCCGTGCTGGTGATAAAATTATTAATAAGGCCATACCAGATCATATACCAGAGTTTAGTGTCGCTTTGGCAGATAAGTATGATCCTAATATTGTAGACTGGAAGGATGGCTGGTATGTTAGTCGGAAGATCGATGGTGCTAGATGTATTGCTGTTGTTGACAATAATGGTAACGCTTCTTTTTATTCCCGCACGGGAAAAACTTTTGAAACTTTGGATATTGTTGCTGGTGGCATTAAGGCTCTCGGTATATCTAATGTAGTATTCGATGGTGAGTTGTGTCTTGTTGATGAAAACGGCAACGAAGATTTTCAAGGAATTATGAAACAACTCAAAAAGAAGGATCATACCATTCCTAATCCATCCTATAAGATTTTTGATATGATTAGTCATGACGAATTTTATACTAAAAAAGGTGAGTCTAATAAGACTTATTCTCATAGATTGAATAATCTCAAAGAAGTTATGAAGAATAACTCTTGCCCATGTCTCAGCGTTCTTGAACAAGACAGGGTTAAGAATGACGATCATTTTGCAGAGTGGGTGGCAAAAGCCAATGAAAATTCTTGGGAAGGATGTATGCTTCGTGCAGACGAACCATACAAGGGAAAGAGAAGCAAAGATTTGCTCAAGTATAAAAGTTTTAGCGATGATGAATACGAAGTAGTTGATGTAGAGATGGGTCCGTTTCGATATGTTAAAAATGGTGCAGAACATGAGGAAACCATGCTTTCCTGTGTCACTATTCAGCATAAAGGATATAATGTTAGGGTTGGTTCTGGCTTTAGTATCGAACAGCGTCAGGACTTTTACAAGCATCCCAAAAAGATTCTTGGTAAGGTGATTACGGTTCAATATTTCTCAGAGAGTAAGAATCAAGATGGCGGTCTGAGCCTTCGCTTCCCAACATTTAAAATTCTTCATGGAGTTGCTAGGACAGTATAATGTCTAAACCTTGGATTCATGCTAAAAATAGTGTCAAAAAATTTGGTGGACAACCAGAAGATTATTTGCCTATTCATAATCTGATGGATAGCAGCAAAGACTGTATAGGAGATAATCGTCATAGATGTTTGACCCATAATAGTTGGTTTATCGGAGCAGACGGTCCACTTGAAAAGATTTTTGGGCCTATTATAATCAATAGTGATGGTAGAGAAGTTTCTGTAAGAGACATTGGAGAACAACATATTCTCGAAGACTTTGGAATGAAATTTATTCCTACAGCACAAGATTATTTACAAGAAATTGAAATTAAAAACTGGATGAACAATGGCAGGGAAGGTATTCCTGATAGTTTTAAGAAGATAGAAAAAACCAAAAAATACACAACTGTTAATTTTGACTAGGAGATACCATAATGGTAAATATTAAAGAAATTAAATCTAAGCTCAACGATATTCAAAAACAAATAGAGAAACTAGAAAAACAGGCACAAAAAGAAAGTTCAAAGCTGATATCTAAAGGCTTCAAAGATATTTTCAAAAAATACCCAGACCTTAAAAGTTTTAGTTGGACTCAATATACTCCATATTTTAATGATGGAGATGAGTGTGTTTTTAGCGCCCATACAGATTATATTTCTATTAATGGTTCAGAACAAGATGAAAGCACATATGAACTTAGACAATTTTTAGATGTATTACACAACCCAAAGAAAGAGATAGCAGCACTGCAAAAAAGAATAGAGGAATGTAAAAAAGAAAAATATGGCTATGGCTATCTAGAAGATGAAATCAAGCGTATAGAGACCGGCTCAATTGAAAAAACCAAAAATAGACTTGCTATTTTAGAAGATATTGGTCAAATTCTATCATCTATAGATGAGGATTGTTATAAATCTATATTTGGAGATCATGTGCGTGTCACAGTAACCAAGGATGGTTGGTCCACTGAAAGTTATGAACATGAATAATTGAGTGACACTTTTAGTGTGTAATCAGGAATATACAGTGTAGATTTCTACATTGTAGGCACTGTATTTCCCAAAAGGAGTTATGATGAATATCGTAGACTTTTATAAGCTACATACTATAGATCCAGATTTCGATTATTATTTTTATCAAACACAATATCCAGAAACTATTGGATATTATCAACCCTTTTGTTTAGAACATAATATTTCAGAGGAACAAAGGTTATATTATCATTATATTCTCTTTGGTCAGTCTTTTGGGTATGCTAAAAACTTATCTGAGTTTATCAAGCATAGTGTGGTTGGGGTGGATTTAAGTCAAATTCATACTCATGATATAGAAAAAATTTGCCCAATATCTGCTAATTATCTAGATTCTTATTCTATACAAACACAGAATGGCAAAAATATTGCATCTCGTAGCAGCATTGGTATACTGTCATTAGCACGAAATTGTGCTAAAAATCTCTCAAAATCTTTGGCTAGTATACAGAAGTTAGAGTGTAAAGATTGGTATATGTTAATTTATGAAAATGACTCAACAGATGATACGAAAGATATTTTGCGTAGCATAGATGATAATCATATCACTATTACTCATAATGATGAGGGGTCTCCTTATTTAACAGATAGGTCATCATCCAGAACAAATAACCTGGCTAAATATAGAAATGTTTGTTTAGATTGGCTTAAAAAAAATTATTCCCATTGTGAGTATGTTATTGTGCTAGATTTAGATGCTGATCTTGGCTTTTCTGTTGATGGTATATACAATAGTATTGGTTGGTTGAATATTTTGTCAAATGCTGGTGGTATGGGTTCATATTCAATATATTTATCTATTAATAAGCACAAAATAGTATTTGCACACTATGATTCTTTTGCTACAAGATTCAATGATTGGGAACCAACAATCAATAATATAGACATTAATAATGCATGGTTTAGACATTGGCATCCTGTTATCGGATCAAATCCCGCACCATTGTATTCTTGTTTTGGAGGATTAGCGGTTTATAAAACTAAGGCATTGTTAAAAGGCAGGTATAGTGGAGAATTGGGGTCGGAGCATATATCTCTTCATAAAGATCTGTATAATCATGGATATAATATGTATTTAAATTCTAGTAGTAGATTTTTTGCAATCAACAATATAGTACAGGAATCATAAAATGTCTCCAAAAGAAAAACAAGAATTAGTAAATTCGTATAAATATTGGTGGCACTCTATAGACTTTGGGGATGGAGTTGTATCTGTTGGACAAAAAAACGCCGATATGCATCAGAAAGAAAAAATATCGTGGTTTCCAGAAGATTTTTTTATAGATAAACGGGTTTTAGATGTTGGTACATGGGACGGTTACTATGCATTTTATGCTGAACAACAAAAAGCCGCAGAAGTTATTGCTGTTGATAAACATGTATGGACTAGACCTAATGGTAGGTCAAAAAGAGGATTCGATATTGCAAAACAATTATTAAACTCCAGAGTCAAAGACTATGTTTTAGATATAGAAGAAATGAATCCAGAATTACTAGGTAAATTTGATTCTATTATTTTTGCTGGGGTTTTTTATCATTTACAAAATCCATATAAAGCATTAGAAATTTTAGACACTTTATTAAAAGTTAATGGTAGAATAATGCTTGAAAGTACCATGAGAAATTGCGATATAGACAAACCATTATTGGAATTTCATCCTAAAAAATCATTAAATAATGATTCAACTAATTTTTGGTCTCCAAATGGACTTTGCTTGAAATTAATGTTTGAAGAAATAGGCGATTATCGTGTCGAGTCTTTATCAGAAGGAGATAGAGGAGTTATTGTAGTCAGGAAACAATCATGAAAACAATTATTATTACAGGATGCCCAAGAACAGGGACAACAGCACTAACGTCTTTGCTATATCATTCTAGCAACGCATTAGTTACTAACGAACTAGCAACTTTTCATCCCAATAAACAAGAATTGCTAAAAAACCTTAACAAACCATTGAATGAGGATAATACGAGGGCTCTGGAGTTAAAGGGTTGGAGTAAAGAACAATTACAAGATTTTATAGACCATAAGTTTAAAGATTCTAGAATAGAATTATTTGGAGATAAACGACCAGATTATTGTTGTAATCATTATAATATGCATTATTTAATTAAAACATATCCTGATGCATTTTTTATATTCACACATAGAGATCCTTGTGCTACTGTTTATTCATTTCTAAAACGATCACAAGATGAGCCACAGAAAAGTGCTGATTGGTATGCGGAAACAGCCGAGGAAGCTATTAATAAAATTATAAAATGGAATACTAATTGGTCTACATTATTTTATCCCAAAGTTAAAAATAAAATCATTATTAATTATGATATTTATATTAATCAACCTTTACATTTAATTAATATTTTAGAACAATTTACACAGACTAAGCTAGACATTCATCAACCAGAAAATCTATATTGTCATCCTAATCCGGATGATTTTAAGAATAAACTTACAAAAAAAGAACAAAATATTATATATACTAAGTATATGCCATTAATAAACCATATTCAATCATTATGTACAATATAACAAACTCATAATATTCTACGTGTATTCATTTCTTGTTTACTGAAAGTTATGAACATGGATAATTCATGCCAAACTATAGAATAGTAATTTTTGCTAATACTAAGTATCTCACACAATGCTTAGATAGAATCACAGAGTTTGATCGATTAGGCATAGATAACTTTTTTTTCTATTGTTTAGATACGAATCTATATAGTATACTACCTACAAAAAATAAAGAACTAATAGAACTAAATCAAACAATATTTCAGATTAATCTTAAAAATGTTTTGCAGTAATGGATATTCTTGAATTTTACAAAAACAATAAAATAGATATGGACTTCGATGAGCATTTTTATGCTGCAAGATATCCGGAAACAAAAGATTTTTATCAGCCTTATTGTAAACATAATAATATAGATGATAAACATAGATTATTTTTTCACTATGCTATGTATGGAAAAAAAATGTTTTTTTATAAAAACTTAGAAGAAAAAATGCTGAAAATAAAACTAGAACAAAAAAAAAGAGGTAGGGACGATATAGATATCGATTCAATAAATTTTAATTTTTAGTAAGGATTTTATGGACGGATACATTTGTGAACATAGTAGAGAATATTATATAGATAAATATTCAACAAAATTAATTGAAAG